AAGATATGTTAGAACGAGCAGTATGGACATTCATTGAAGGGTTCATAGGAGCTTTGACAATCAGTCCAATCGTTGGAGTTGACATAAACAATCTACAAATTGCAGCTATTGCAGGTGGTGGAGCAGCTTTATCTGTTATTAAAACATTCGCAAAGAAAAAAATAAGCTAGGAAACTGTCGTAAAATCTGATTATACTAAGCCTTAACAGAAAGGCTGCGTATGAAGAAAGATAAAAAAGACTTAGGCAATAACTATTTTAAGTCAGGTTGGCAACCATCAGCAGAGTTTGATGAGTCCACAGGCTTAGGAGAGATTACACATATAGGGCAAGACCCTAATTACAAATCTAAATTTGACACTATCTTAAAAGATTGGGGCTTTGATCCAGAACACTTTGAGATAGATGGCAAAGTTAAAGCATCATCTTGGAACACACAACTTAAAGGTGGAGATGTTGAAACCTTTTATGCGTTCAAAGGAGTGGTCAGAAGGCGACATCCACAGCGTGATGAATGGTATGACAAGCTACTTAAAGAAGTATCAAAGAAGAAACCACTACAGAAAAAGAAGATTAAGAGTGATTTAGCGTACATATTTACACTTAGTGACTGGCAACTGGGTAAAGTTGACCTCGGAGTAGAGAAAACGCTTGAGAGATACGACAAGGCACTTGATAGAGCAGTAGCAGAGGTTAGGCGACTAGGTAGCGTAGATGAAATTTATTTGCTTTCTATGGGCGATTTGACCGAAGGTTGTTATGGATTTTACGATTCTCAACCACATAATATATCTCTAAACCTATCTCAACAGTATCACTTAGCAAGAAAGCTGATAATGAAAACTGTTGATACATTTTTACCGTATGCAAACAAAATTTTACTGTCTGGTGTACCTGCTAATCACGGAGAGATGGCTAGAAGTGCCAAAGGACAGGTAGTTACATCACGATTAGATAACTCTGACACTATGCACTTGGAGATATGCCAGGAGATTATGGAACAGAACCCAAGATATGACAAAGTTACTGTGTCCATACCAGAGGGTTTCCATCATACAGTAGATATAAAAGGATTAACTGTTGGATTTACTCACGGACATATGCACAGTGGTGGTACAGGACCAGAGGGTAAGATAATGAAGTGGTGGCAAGGACAAATGTTCGGTGACTTCCCAGTAGGAGATGCAGAAATTTTGATTACAGGGCATTTTCATCACCCTCGTATGATGCAGCAAGGTAATAGAACTTGGTTTCAATGTCCATCTATTGATGCAAGTATAGACTTTACTGCACGAACTGGTATGTGGAGTAAGCCTGGAGTGTTAACCTTTACTATTGATAAAGATGGTTGGGATAATTACAAGATAGTTTAGACAGAGTACATACTGTACTTAACAGTAAGCTCTGTACCTGCTTCTATATCTTCTAGTGTATATAGATAGCGTGTCATCTTACCTTGTATCTCACAGTTAGGTGTGTCACTATGATTAATAAATCCACCGAGTGGTGTTCGTAATAAATTATTAGGTTCGCCATACCATTTAGCGTGTGTCATACCTATGACTTCGTAAGCAGGTATGTCTTTAATTGCAAACAAACCTAACCCTTCTACCTTACTTGGTTGAATAGTAAGGTAGTCAGGCAATGGTCTGTATTTATTCTTCTTCACTTACTTCTGTGTTTGTAATAGTCATAGTATGTAGAGGTAGGATTGCAGCAATCTCTTGCTTACCATCTGCTTTATTAAATATAATTGTTTTAAAGCTACCTCTTTTTTCTAACTCTGCTAATAGTTCTAGCATATTTACTTTGGCTAAGTCTGTCATAGTATCTCCTTTGTATGTACTTTAGCATCTGCTTCGTACAGATACCCTACTTCTTTAACAGTAATTTGTTGATTGTCAAACTCTGTAGTTCCCGGCATATCTCTATGCTCCCATTTAAAATCATAATTAGCAGCTATCATTTTATTTATATTCCAAGTCATTATCTTTCCGTTGTATTCAGTAAGATATATAAAAGACTTGTTTTCTTCAATAGCTTTTATAATGTTGGAATCAAACTTTATCTTTTCAATTATCCAACTATCATATCTTTTATCCCTTGATTTTATTTCTATGATGTAAGTGTTGTTACTTGCATCATAAGAACTAAATGGGTCTTCAGCTTCTTTCAATGGGTCTTGCTTTAATTCAATATGTAAATTATTTAGTTTGTTTATTATATTCTGTTCTTTAGTTTTGTAACTCATAAGTTATTACCTTTCTGCATTCTTCACAATATCCTTCTTTAATATAACTAGGCTCACCGAACATATCGTACTCACCTATGTTGCAACTTAAACATTTTAAAATAGTTCCACCTCATCTTCCTTGTGTTTAGCTTGTATATCAACTGGCTTTATTAAAGCGTGACAGACTTTATACTCCCACCTATACGGGTCTTTATCGTCAGTCTGTTTGTACCTTAACCCACAAAATGTATTGCCTTCTACGTCTGTGTACTTGATAGTGTTGTCTTTACAAAAGTATGGTGCTTTACATCTTGTATCTGGTTTAGGTGCGACATCAAAGTTATGTTGTGGAAATCTCTTTTGTAACTTTTCTTTAAGTTTTTTTATATTAAGAGATTGTCCAGCTTGTTCTAAAGCCATTCTGTTGGGCAATCAGTGTCACCCCATCCGGTCCATCCACAACCTTGCTTATCGCCATAGTTGTTGCAACTCCAACTTGGTATCTTACCAAACTTTGCAGGGTCGCTTTGCTTTTTTTCTCTGTTGTCCTCAATAAATTCTGTAGCAGAACATTCGGGACATTTTCTTGTAAGGTCTTTAACTTCACCAAAGACTTGCTCTAATATATCTTTGTCTTCTGCAACAACTTCTATCATAGTTATATAAGTTGACATCTGTTCAGTAGTCCACTCTGAAATCTTAGTAGGAAAACCCTGTTCCTTTTGTACTGTTGCAAGGGTTTCATTCATAAGTTTTTTTCTAAGAGTTTCGTCTGGAACTATTGCACTAACCGTATGCTCAAGCTGTTGTCTCTTGCTAGGATTATCAACAATTTCTTTAGACATTTCTTCTGCTGCTTTGTCTATTGCTAAGTCTTTAACTCTACCTGTTTTCTCTACAGGCTGTACCTTTTTCATCTCTTGTTGAGTTGGTCTAGGTTTTTTACTACCTTGATACTTCCAGTTAGCTAATGCTCTACCTATAGCTGAACTTTCACAGTTTTCTAACCAAGCTTCTTTGTTAGCAAATCCACCAACACCCTTTGTCTCTTGTGCTAGTCCTGTTGATACAGGTTTGATGTCCTTAAAGTCCATAAACATTTCTGCTTTAACTATAACCATAGTTCCATCAGCACTACTGCTTACTACTTCAGTATTAACACGACCATTTGGATAATCTTTCCAAAACTTTTTAAGTCTGTCTTCTACTAATTCGTATTCGTCTAAATTAAATTTAGCCATTTAACTCTCCTTTTTTTATTTTTAATATAGTCATTTTGTGTGACACTTTAGTTTAGAATTAAAGAGAACAATTAATATTGTTTCCTTTCTGACGCTAATCATTGATAACTTATTGGTTAGCGTATTCATTTTTAATTATGTTTACCATTTGTCTAGTCATACCGATAGCATCTGCAATATGTTGTACTGATACTGATTGATTGTGATATAACTTTTGTATGGCTTGATTGCGTAGCCGTAAATATTCTTTTTCTCTTTGTTTAATTACATTAAGTTCGTGTACTGCGTCTTGCAAAACACCCATAATATTTGCATACTCACGCATTTTTTGTTTTTCTTGTTGAGTTAGACTGTATTCATCTAACATTGTTTTTGTAAATGGGTCGTTAAAATCTTCCATAGTATTGTTTCCTTTTATTTAATTGTTTATTTTTTTAAAGACTACTGTCTTCTTTGATAGCTTGTACCAAATATAAAGTTCCTTGTGTAGCAGTTCCTATAATTCTTAACCTCATTTTTTCACAGTATCTTTGTACAGATTTAGTGTCATTAAAGTTAAGGACATTACGATTGTATAGCAACGCTATAGTTGAACACTCTTTTGGTACATCTATTCTTAATGTTTCCATACTTTTAGTATAGTCAAATGAGTTTACTTTGTAATACATATTTTATAAAATACCTTTTACTCACATTCCCTCGCCACTAAACATATCCTCAAAACATTCCGGGTGTACACCTGTCATCAGCTGCTCTCGTTCTGCTCTGCTATGCTCTGGGAATATATCCTGTACTAATCTTCTAAGGTGTCGTGGTACTTTGGTAAACTCTGCGTAAGCTCTCCTGTCCACCATAACTGTACCTGTCTGCCCACAATGTACACATTCTTTAGTTGTTACTGCGAACATTATTCTTCCTCCTCATTAAATTCTATATCAATATTATTATGGTCACACCATTCATAGAAAGTTTCTAAGAATCCATCTATCTCATCAAAACCCTCATTAAAATTTACTTCGTAATAATTTTCATAATCAAAAGATATTTTCATTATTCTTCCTCCTCTAAATGTTCTAACCAATCTTTTAGATACATACTCTGTATGAAATCTAATGCGTCTTGTCTGTCTGTCGCGTCAAATCTTACTAATATTTTATATGTTTTTAACTTAGCCATTATTCTTCCTCCAACATTTCTATTGTTCGTTCTACTGCACTTAATAATTCTGTTTCGTTATCAAATTCGCCATTGTCATTATGTAATTGTTCATTAATATACATAGTTACAAATGATAAATTAGCTAATGTTAATTTCATTATTCTTCCTCCCAAAACAATACTTCATAACAATCATTACATTCAATACTTGCGTTTCCATTATGTTGATTACCATAAGTAACAACTTCTACTTCGTGTCCAATATGTTCTTTAATCATTCTTCCTCCTGTACTTCTGCTCCACAATCGTTACAAGTAAACTCACTTTGATAATCTGCTCTACTAGAATTAGTTATCTTGTTGCAACTTGTACAATATGTTTGTTGTCTTTCTTCGCTTAACTCAATTATTTCCCTATCCATTATTCTTCCAACACTCCCATCAATCTTGCTAATGCTAACTCGTCATCAACATCAACTTTATTTTTCTTTAGTCTTGTCATCTCGTTAGCTACCCACCACGAGATACCGGCTATCACTAAGATAGCGAACCAACCTATATTCATTAGTTTCTCCTTTGTTTATGTAATATATACTTTACTATATATTCACAGAGAACACAAACTAAGGGGTAGTTTTGTTCTCTGAAAATAGATAACTTGTAACACACAGTTAGCGTACCAAACTGGAATCACATTGTTTATATGGTATTTCACATCTCTAGAATTTAGCTAGAGTTTCCAACCTTATGCATTCCTATGTGCTACAAGCTACCTACTTACATAAGTAGCTAGACCTTTTGATACCTGTCTAGGTATGACACACTTCTGTCAAGAAGTCGGTATGAGTTATAGACTCCGACCAGTCTTGCTATATAGATAGCTTGTAACACACACACTTGAAAAATGTATACCTTAATCAAATGCATTATGGTTCGGTTTCCCGATTTCTGACTAGCATTAATGAACACCATATTATGTGCTACAAGCTATCTACAGAACTTGGATACACCAAATACATTTAAGTACTGGGCAAGGTTTAGTAAGTTCTAATTTCCCCTCGCTTATCCTCATAGATAGCGTAAAGTTATCGTGTTGTGATAAGTGGTGCGTCAATCCTTTCTCTTATCACAACCCATAGATGAGATGACCACAGATGTTTTACCTAGACTTTGTCTTTTCGGCAAACTCGTAGTTTCACATTGACCAAATGTTCCTCACTAGCTCTTTATCGTAGTTTTTCCTGTTTTGCTACAGCTACGCCTCATTAGTTAGATTGCAGCCTAACTGTATTATTTCAGAGTGTCTTGCCTAGTCTAGCTCTCATTTTACCTGTAACCGTTAATCCTATCGGGCGATTACAAGCTATGGTGATAACTTTACGATACCTACCATTGACTACACCTTACGATGTAGTCTATGCTAAGTATTACTTCTCGTATCTATGACCAAGATTACGTTTACGATTGTGTTTGTTAGGTCGTGTAGCATAAGGCATTTTGTCATATCCTACATACCAATGTGTTGCAATCTCATACAATCTTTTCTTTACTTCTTGTTCTGTTTGTCCAAGAAATAGTTTCATAAACTTCATACGCATATCTTTTGGTATGTTGTTCTTTGCATAATCCCACATACTTCTATAACCGTAGTGACCACCTTTCATAACACTATAACTAAAGTCTTTATTACGGTGTTCGTTAATGTAATCTTTATCGTGATACAAGTCCCAATATTCTTGCATTACTTACCCCTTTCGTTCTTGATACTATAAGTATCGTTGTACCTACCTAATCATAGATAGGCACTACGATAATTATTTACGTAAGTGAGATTGCTGGATTTTTTTCTCAATTAATTCATCAACTTTTTTAATCTGAATTTCATCAAGTAGTTCATCAGCTATCTCATAATAATATCTAAGATAATCAATTTCATCAACTACCATTGTTTCCAATCGTCCGTTCATTTCTACAGGAACAAACCATTTTTCATTTTTCATAATTACCCCTTTTCTGCTATATATAAATAGCTTGTAACACACAATTAACGGGGTCTGCAATTAGTTGTTTCGTGTCTAGGTAGTAATGAACTACCAACCCTTACTATGTGCTACAAGCTACTTACTTGGTAGCTTTTAGTCTATGTAGGGAACATAGAAAGTGTTGTCGTCGTCAGTTAATTCACGCCATTGGTATGGTTCAATTAATGGTTCGTATTCTTGAAATTCAAATAACGTTCTTGTAACAGTATCATTAACAACCTCTTTAATTTCTTTGTCCGTTCCCTCAATGTCTAAATAGAATTTAAATTCTACTCTTTTCATTGTTACCCCTTTTCTGATACATAAGTATCTATCTAGCCACGTTTAATAATGGCTAGTTAGATAATTACTTATTGTCTTTTTGTTTTTCTTCTGGACTTCTAAGGTCGTAGTATTCAGTTTTTACTACATTACCAAAGATGTCTTCAAAGGTTATTTCTGTTAAATGTTCTTTATTCATTATTCCCCTTTTCTGCTATATAAATAGCTTGATACACGCCCCGAAACTTATCCAATAGGTTCCTTTTACTGTTTCCTTAGGAAACGACCACAAACTAATTTCCATTCAATAACTATCCTGCGCATAGTTTGTGTTTCGGTCAACGTGTATCAAGCTACATACAGTAGCGTTGATTATACCCTCTTAAAACAGGACTGACCTGTTTTAGAACTCTGATATTATTATTCCCTCACTGCCCTCAATCTCTATAACGATTGTGTGGTCTTGTAGGTCTTCTAGTGTCTTGATGTCATCGTTTCCAACTTCCTGTAAACATTCGTCAAGATTTTCGTATTCTGTAAACTGAACGCATATTGCTATTACGTCCATTTCAAACGGTTCGTATCCGTCTGAATAATCTTCAAAATAATCATATAAAGCGTTTAGTCCGTTATATGAGAAGTCTTTATGTCTTCCCATACTTGCGAACTCACTTCTAAAATCATAAGCATTAATAGTTTTTATTATCATCGTATCCCCTTTTCTTAGTTTATTGAGTGTTCTACAACATTCTATCCTGTTTTAAGGGGGCATTGTTTTGGAATGTTAGGTCGGTTCTTATTACAGTTCCGTTCTTATTAGCGTTCTTTCAGCTTTAATTACCCTAGTTTGCTTTGCTCATCGTTCTAGCAGGATTGTATTAAGTGGTCAGGTTGTTTCAGATTTAACCGTTTCTACTGACCTCTCTAGATTATCGGGCTTATTTACGTTTTTGCCTGACTTGTACTTCACAAGTTCTAGATTATCCACCTGTTGAGTGTTTCGTTCCTCTCGGGCTTTGCCTAACTATTCATTTGTCCTGTTTACTTGGAGTTTTCTCTCTTGTTTATATAGTCTTAAGTTATCAAGTAAAACTTTTTCGTTTACTGTTTTTAACTTATATAAATATACTAGCAGGTTTTAAATATTTGTCAAGTTTATTTTACTTTTTTTTTTCATACCATAAATGGTGGGCTATCTTTAAATATGGTGGGGTGTCCTTGTCAATTTAACCTTAAAGGGTATCAGAACTACTACATCTTGTACCACTACATATGGTATATGTTTCATACCTACACACAATATCTTGTACCTACTATATATGGTATAGAACATATGTTCTAAAACCACCATATGTCAATATGTGTGGGGTACTCTCTATATTGTTAGACATCAGTATTTAAATAGAACATAATGTAAAAGCTAGTAAAGGTAGTGAGGTAAATTAAACAATAAGTTATACAATGTATTAATCAATTTTGTAGATAATCTTTGTTGACTGTGAGCAAACAGTAGGTGATGAATCACAGTAATATTGATTATTATTTATATGTTTGAGTGTGTTCTTACACTCTGTACATTTCATAGTTTAATTTTAGTATAAGGTGGGGCTTTTGGGTATAACGGGCTATTAAGTGGGGTAGGCTTTAAAACTTTAACTTAAGTTGTCCTTGAGTACCAGGTTTGTGTTCCTACTGTATCGTATTACCGATTCCTGGCTTTCTGACTCCCGATGCCACCTTTACTTGTAACAACTGTGTAAAAAGTTTATTTATACTTTGCATAGTATCAGATAAATAATATAATGCAAGTACCTGGAAAATCCAGGTAATCATATGAGGATATGATTCAATTTTATGAAAGAAAGAAAACGATTCATCTTAAAAAAGTAAACAAAGTTATGTGGTGTAACAGTGTAATTGATGGAATGTTTTTGTGGATTTCATATTTTTCATTACAGTAAATGGACAGACTGTACGATACAAAGCCCTGCAGCAATGTGGGGTTTTGTCTATTGACAAAGTATTTATATCTGGTATGATGATTATGTCTAAGCATATATTCCTTCAGGAATTATTCATTTGGACTCCCTGTTTATTACCCTGGCTTGTCTAGGGTATGGTATAGTATTTTTATGAAAGATATACCAGTAGTTGATTGTGACCAGTGTTGGAACCCTTACTGGGAAGACCAGCTCATTGATGGCTTATGTCCTACTTGCACTGTAGATATAGTTATAGAATAAAAAAATTTTTTTTACCCCAATGGTTCTTGTAAACCACCTGGTGCTTGGCGACCTTTTATTCTTGGATAAGTTCTAGGTTTGTGTTTGTTACAGTATTTGAATTTATTATATTTAGAAATAATTGTGTCACATTCTTTGTGAACGCAGACTCTTCCACTACTATATGAAGTAGAGGGTTTACTATTAGGGTATTTACTACCTTTGA